TATATAAATCATCAGTTACCATCCTCTCGCTCACAAGTATGGCATCTTCATAGTTGTATCCCTCCCATGGCATGTAAGCAATTAAAACGTTTTGGCCAAGGGCTATTTCGCCCCCTTCACATGCTGATCCATCTGCTAAAACTTGCCCTGATATAACTCGATCTCCAATTTTCACTATGGGTCTTTGGTTTAGGCAGGTATCTTGATTTGATCTTTGATATTTTTGAAGATAATGAAAATGCTCATTTCCATCCTCATCTTTAACAACAATCTCATTAGCATCTACATAAGATATGGTTCCATTAACTTTTGTTATGGGAACCATTCCCGAATCTCTAGCAACTTGAGATTCTAACCCTGTACCAACTAAAGGGCGTTCTGGCCTAAGTAATGGCACGGCTTGGCGTTGCATATTTGATCCCATTAGGGCCCTATTAGCATCATCATGTTCCAAGAAAGGAATAAGTGAAGTAGCAACTGAAATTACCTGAACCGGAGAAAGCTGAACATAATCAACTTGATGAGGAGGAACTTTTTCAAAATCTTGTCTATATCTTACTGGTATTAAATTTGCGAGTATATTTCCATCCTTGTCAGTTGCTACATCTCCTGGAGCCACCCTGCACTCATCTTCTAAATCAGCAGAAAGATAAATAGGATTACCTTCTTTATTAACTTTACCGTTTTTAACCTCCCAAAAAGGAGTTTCAATAAAACCATACTCATTTACTCTTGCGTGGGTAGCTAAAGAGTTTATAAGTCCAGCATTAGGACCTTCAGGAGTTTCAATAGGGCATAATCTTCCATAATGTGATGGATGAATATCTCTTACTGCAAAGCCTGCTCTTTCTCTTGTTAATCCTCCAGGGCCTAAAGCCGAGATTCTTCTCTTATGCGTTAGTTCAGCAAGAGGATTATTTTTAGATGCAAAAGAAAAATTATATGACTTAGATGTATCAGATAAAGACCGTGCAGTTTGTTTTTATATTATTAACAAATGTTCTTTTAGTGGTCTTACAGAGTCTTCATCATTTTCAGAACAAGCAAGTGATGCGAACTTTTCAATGAGAGGTATTAATAAGTTACCAGTTTATAGTAAGTTAATTAAAGATTGGTATATCACGAACGTTGATTATCATCATATGTTAGGAGATGGAGAAAAAACATTTGTATACCTTGATCCACCTTATGATATCAAGGATAATTTGTATGGAAAGAAGGGTTCTATGCATAAAAAGTTTGACCACGATGATTTCGCAGAAAGATGTGAAATATATAAATCAGAGATGCTTATAAGTTACAATTCAGACCAATTAGTTAAAGATCGATTTAAAGATTGGAATTGTGCTGAATTTGATTTGACATATACGATGCGTTCAGTCGGAGAGTATATGAGAAACCAAAAAATGAGAAAAGAATTACTTCTCTTCAATTACAACACAGGAGTATTTTAATGGACGAAAGACCATCAGACATGTATCAAGACATGAAGAAACTTAATATGCTCTATGAGGAGATGTGTTGGGATAATGATGACATTTTGGAATTTTATCCTGACTATGAAAATAACACTATTATCATCCGAAATAAAAGTATGGATGAGGATATGATTAGCGGATAGTATGTCAGAATTTTTAAAACGTCATATCGGACCTTCAGAATCAGAGCAATGTAAAATGCTTGCTGATTTAGGTTTATCTACCATTGATGAATTGGTAAGGGAAATTGTTCCAGATTCTATTTTACTTCGTGGTGATAGTAATTTACCAGAGGGATGTAGTGAACAACAGGCACTTGCAGAATTGAAAGAGATTGCCTCTCATAATATTGTCAAGAGAAGTTTGATTGGACAAGGATATTATGGAACTATTACACCACCAGTAATACAAAGAAATGTATTTGAGAATCCTGCTTGGTATACATCTTATACTCCTTATCAGGCAGAGATATCACAAGGTAGATTAGAAGCACTATTTAATTACCAAACATTAATCACAGAACTTACTGGACTTCCAGTTGCAAATGCATCATTATTAGATGAAGGAACTGCAGCTGCAGAAGCAATGTTACTTGCACATAGTCAAAGTAAGAAAAAAGATTTTATAGTTGATGACAAAGTATTTCCACAAACATTAGAAGTATTACAAACAAGAGCAAAACCATTAGGTATCAATATAATTAAAATTGATTTTGATAAATCTATACCAATCGCTTTCTTTGCTGATGCTTTTGGAGTTATTGTACAATTACCAAATAGTCACGGAAATTTAAGACATCGAAGTGGATTATTAAGATTAGCAGAAGTTTGTAAATGTATGAAAATTGCGATTGTTGATCCAATGGCACAGGTTCTTATGCAACCTGTAGGTGAATGGGGGTTTGATGTTGCAGTTGGTAGTATGCAGAGATTTGGTGTTCCAATGGGATTTGGCGGACCACACGCAGCATTTTTTGCAACAACAGACAAATATAAAAGAAAAATACCTGGTAGGATAGTAGGACAGTCTGTAGACGCTCAAGGTAACAAAGCACTACGATTAGCACTACAGACTAGAGAGCAACATATAAGACGAGATAAGGCAACATCTAATATTTGTACTGCACAAGCTTTACTTGCAAATATGGCAGGATTCTATGCCGCATATCACGGAGCAGAAGGTCTTAAAAATATTGCAACTCGTATCTTAACTTATCGTGAAATTTTAAGAAAAGGATTATTCTGGTTAGGTATAGATGTAGATGATACTGAAGGTTTTGATACAATTCGATTTAAAAGTTTTCTTGCTGTTGAAGGATTCAATGTTCGTTATGAAGAAGACCATACTATTATTACTTTAGACGAACTTACGACTCTTGATGAAATCAAACAATTGTTAAATTCACAACAAGATCTGGTTAACAAATACGATACTATTGATCATATTGTTGAAGCAGTTGGGAGATACAAATGGAAGTATGTTCCAGAAAGAACACAACCTTGGTTAAGACAAGATGTATTTAATAAGTATCAAAGTGAAACTAATATGATGAGATACATTAATGAGTTAGTATCAAAAGATTTCTCATTAGTGAACGGTATGATGCCACTTGGTAGTTGTACAATGAAATTAAATGCAGCATCAGAACTTATGCCAGTAAGTTGGAATGAGTTTGCAAATATGCATCCATTTGCACCAGAAAATCAAACTTTAGGATACCAAAGAATTATGTTTGATTTACAAGAATGGTTATGTGATATCACTGGATTTGAAGAAGTATCATTACAACCAAATGCAGGTTCTCAAGGAGAGTATGCAGGTTTACTTGCGATACAAGAATATCATCGAAGTAATGGTGATACAAAAAGAAATGTATGTCTGATACCTACAAGTGCACACGGAACTAATCCTGCATCAGCAGTGATGGCAGGTATGAAGATTGTTCCTGTCAAATGTGATGATGAAGGTAATATAGATTTAAAAGATTTAGAAAAGCAAGCAATAATGAATACCTTTGAGTTGTCTTGTATTATGATTACATATCCATCAACTCACGGTGTATTTGAACCAACTATCAAAGACATCTGTAGAATCGTTCACGAGAATGGTGGTCAAGTATATCTTGATGGTGCAAATCTAAATGCTCAAGTTGGATTAGCAAAACCTTGTGAATATGGTATTGATGTATGCCATATGAATTTACATAAAACATTTTGTATTCCTCACGGTGGTGGCGGTCCTGGTGTCGGTCCTATCGGTGTTGCAGAACATCTTGTTCCTTTTATGAATCACAGAGTATCAGCAGCGATTCAAGGTAGTGCAAGTATACTACCAATCAGTTGGATGTATATTCGTATGATGGGTGCTGATGGATTAAGAAAGGCAAGTGAAATATCTTTACTTACAGCAAATTGGTTAGTGCATCGTATTGAACCTTTCTTCAAAGTATTATATAAAGGTAACAACGGGAGAGTTGCCCATGAATGTATATTTGATGTTCGATATTTTGATGGTATTAGTGCTGAAGATGTAGCAAAGAGATTAATGGATTATGGTTTTCACGCACCGACATTATCTTGGCCAGTTACAGGAACAGTAATGGTTGAACCAACTGAAAGTGAATCATTAGAAGAACTTGAAAGATTTGGTGCAGCTATGGTAAGTATTCGCAGAGAGATTGATAAGAATAAAGATATCTTGAAAAACTCACCTCACACTGCAAGGGTTGTAAGTTCGGACAAATGGGAGTATAATTATAGTCGTGAAGAGGCAGCATATCCCGCCAATCAAACTAATAAGTTTTGGCCAGCGATATCACGAATTGACAATGTTTACGGAGATCGTAATCTTGTTTGTTCTTGTGCAAACTATTTTAATAATGAAGATGGAACTAAAAGACTGGTTGAACTCAATTAACCAAACAAAGAAAAATTTAATAGATGAAGACCCTCTAGTAGAGAAAGATTATCCACCATACATAATCAATCGTTGTTTCTCAGGACACTTAGATGCAATCCTTTTTGCTAACGAAATGAATAAGTATAATTTCTTACCAAAGCGGATGCAATACGACTTTTATATAAATACTCTCAGAACTAAGAAGAGATTCTCTCCTTGGCTTCGTAAGGATATGATTAAAGACCTTGATTATGTTAAACGTTATTATGGTTATAGTAACGAAAAAGCAAAACAAGCTTTGAAAATTCTGACAAAAAAACAACTCAACTTTATAAAATCTAAATTTGATACTGGAGGAGCGAAATGAGTGTTGTTAAAGAACCTGTCGTGAAGTGGTCGCCCGACCAAATGGTTGAAGTTACATTGAATGAACCTGATGATTTTTTGAAAGTTAGAGAAACTCTCACAAGAATTGGTGTAGCAAGTAGGAAAGAAAAGAAGATATATCAAAGATGCCATATTCTTCATAAGCAAGGTAGATATTATATCGTTCACTTTAAAGAATTATTTGCGTTAGATGGAAAGTCTGCAAACCTTTCTATCAATGATGTTCAACGCCGTAATAGAATCAT